AACTCTAAAGTTAGAGTTGTGAATAATGGTGTTCCGTCATCGTAATAACCAAATTCGGAACCACTATGTTTTATAGTACAACTTGTCAAGAAGCAAGGCAAAAACCCCTCAATGTTTTTAGCTATTGGTCCTCGCCATTCTAATTTAAATTGATGTGGGTATCTAAAGAAAGGTTGTGCTGTGTCTTCCGTTAGATATTTACCAGCTTCATCTTTACCACCACTAAAGATTGAGTTATAAGTAGAAGGCAACATAGTTCGTCTAAATACATGACAAATTTCTCTCACTTCGTCTGATTCTCTTTTATTTTTTGGAAAAAATGTAAATGTAAAACTATGAGTTCTAAACTCTATACCTTCTAGTAACATCTCTTCCATTGGATTTCTAGCACGACCATATTTGAAATTAGCATATCCACCAGTCAACATGTCAATAACTTTATCACTTATAACACTAGCAGCTGTTTCTGCTGTTTTCATAGCACCTGCACCATCTAAAGATGTTAAATTTCGTAAAAGTTGATCTGTCACTCTAACACCTGGTCCAAATCCTTTTTTTGTATAAGATACTGTTCCGCCTGAAACAATAGAATCATCTGGTATATACAATTGTATGTCATAACCCATAGTGCCTGTTTCTAAACCTTGAGTTTTATCAGGATCTTCACCTAAATCTTTATCTATACCCTTTGTGTCAAAGTTTTCTATTATAAAACCAATCGAGTTGTTGATAGGCTCAGAAAGTGGATAAGTTAGTTGTTTATCTTCAGTACTTGGTGGTCTTTTTCCGTAAGCTTTTGCAGGATCAGAAGCAGATAACTGATTCTTTAGAATTTTACTTCTATTTTGTAGATTTTTTCTTGCGTTCTTGTACTGTTCTTGTAAAAGATCACTGCTAATAATTCCTTCATAGTTGATACTTTTTAGTTTTGCTAGAGTACCTTTGAAAGAGTTTATAGCTGATTTGGCTTTTCTGAATTCTTTAATTAGACTACTGAGACCCATATAAATACCCTTAAAGTGTTTATTGTTATTTATGCCTAAAAAATCATATAGTGGTAAGTTCAAACCCAAAAACTATAAAAAATACAAAGGTGACCCTACAAACATCTGGTACAGAAGTTTGTGGGAGAGACGATTTATGGTTTATTGTGATAACAACCCAAACATTATAGAATGGGGAAGTGAAGAGATCATCATACCTTACAAATCTCCCTTAGATAAAAAAGTCCATCGATACTTTCCTGACTTCTATATCAAATATGTAGACAATAGAGGTCAAGCACGAAGAGTCATTATCGAAGTCAAACCTAAATCTCATCTCAAACCACCACCTGAACCCAAACGAAGAACACAGAGTTGGATGAATAAAGTTGCAACTTACATGATCAATCAGGCAAAGTTTAAGGCAGCAGGTGAATATTGTAAAGATAGAAGATACGAATTCCGAATTTTAACTGAAGATCATCTGACCTAAAGTATAAATAGATGGATGGCAACCATACTAGACAACTTGTTCAGCAAGTCTCCTGCAGAAATTAGAGATAGAGGTATAAAGAGTCTAAATTGGTTTAGAGAGAATCTAAGAAACATTAGAGTACCCTATAACTCTATGTTGAAACAAGGTAACTTTGTATCAACAATAGAATTTGGTAAACTCTACATGTTTGTGTATGATGCAAAACATAAAGAAAAACTCCCTTATTGGGATCTTTTTCCTCTTACAATACCATATAAACCTACAAAAAATGGTTTTTATGGCATCAATCTGCATTATATCAGACCTAGAGATAGAGTTGTTCTTTTAGACAGCCTTTATCAACTTATAAATGCTGATAGTGATTCATTTGATGTATCGTATGATCTTATAACAAAAGTTAGTTCTTTACGATATGCAAAACCCTGTATCAAAAGGTATATCACAACACACATTGATTCTCGTATCTCGGAAGTACCGAGAGAATATTGGGAATTAGTTGCTATGTTACCATCGCAACAATTCAATATAAATGCTAATACAGTTTATAAAGAGAGTAGAGGAAAATACTAATGTTAGATGGTGGTTCAATAGATAGATTCAAAAGTAATTTTGATGTTGGTGCTAGATCGGATTATTTCCATGTAGATATCATATTACCAAAGTCATTACGACCTACTGAAGATAGTTCAGATAAAATACCTGATATGGGTATCAGAGTAGAATCGTGTACAATACCAGGAAGTGCTTTGAATACACAAGACTATTCAGCATATGGTAGAAAAACGCCTAGAGTAACTGGTCTGAATTATGATACAACTATGTCACTCACATTTTTGTGTGACTCAAATTTCTTTGATCGTTTGATTCTAGAATCTTGGCATCAATCCATTTTTCAATCTCAGAATGTAAAAGAAGATTCAGACGGAGATTTTGTCTTTGGACCTAGCCAAATAAATCCTATCTACTCATACTATGATGATTATGCTAAAGAATCACAAATCATCATTTATCAAATAAGAAAAGATTTTAGAAAAACTAGAGATGGTAAAAAATATGCTCTAAAGTGTACACTTTACGATGCATATCCAGTCTCTTATGATGCTCAAGAATTGAGTAGAACAACTACAGATGGCAATATAATGAAATTCAAAGTCAACTTTGCTTTTAGAGCATTTGAAAATGAATATGGTGGTATACCTAAAACCTCTTTACTAAATAAGGGACGAAGATTTTTAGATGCAATTTTGCAAGGCAGTCAAACTGCTGGCAGATTCTCAAGTAAATTCGATGACTTTTCAAAAAGAATCGGAAGACTAGAGAACAAGCTGCAAGATGCAGCTAATTTATTTGGTTAGTAACCAACATGGAGTAATATATTATGGGTTTACCTATACAGCAAACACCTGAATATAGGTGTACTTTGAGTAACAACCTTGAAGTGAGATTTAGACCATTTTTGGTCAAAGAGCAAAAGTATCTTTTAGTAGCAGCCGAATCATCTGATTCAGTTCAAGTATTAGATGCTATTGTAAAACTAATTGATAGTGTAACATTTGGATCAGTAGATACAAATAAACTATCAATGGCAGAATTAGAATATCTCTTTTTGAATATTCGAGCTAAATCAGTAGGAGAAAACATAAAAATGAATCTCTATTGTACTGATTTAGATTGTGACGGAAACGGTGAAGCTACTGTAAATTTGGATGATCTTGTACTAGGAGAAAACAAGGCAGAATCCAGAATACAGATTAGTGAAGAAATATTTGTTGATCTAAAAGTACCAACTGCAAAAGATATTGCTAATGCAGAACAAACTACAGGTGCTGATCAATTAGTCAAACTAGCATGTCTAGCTATTGACACTGTTTATGATAGTGACACTGTTTATAATGCAATCGATTTTTCACCAGCAGAGATAACTGAGTTTGTTGAGAGTCTAACGGTAGAACAAATGGAAAAGATAAAAGATTTCCTAGATGAGATACCTACAGTTACCATAGATGCAACATATGTTTGTGATGTGTGTAACAAAGAATGTACTCGAACATTGAGAGGAATGGACAATTTTTTTTAATGTCTCTTTCTCATGAAACGCTTGTCAATTATTATTCGACAAACTTTCAATTGATGCAACATCATAGTTATTCTCTATCTGATTTAGAAAATATGATGCCATGGGAAAGAGAGATATATGTAGGCCTCTTGCTACAACACTTAGAAGAAGAAAGGGAGAGGATGGAAAAACAACAGTAACACTCTAGGAGGACACAACATGAGTAGTGACGCAGTTGAAAATAGAAATGAAGTAAATATTGATCTTGAAAAGTATACTGATCTAATGCTAAAATTAGATGATGCTAACGATAAGATCAAAGAAATGGAAGAAATGACCAAAGACCTCAAGAAGGCAGCTATTGAAGCAAAGCCTAAAGAGAAGTTTACATTAGGTTCTTTGTTCATGGATGATAATCATATCAATGAGAAATCAATCATTGGTTTTATATCATTCTTTATGATGGTGGTATTTGGTATCACTGATCTAGTCACAGGTTATATGGGACAAGATTTAGTTATATCAGACACTATCTACACTTCCTTTGT